TTACTGAGATTCCGGCGCATAGTAGTAATAAACTTTCAGCTCATCTTTTGAGCGATCATATATAATCTTTTCTATCACGCTCTTTAGGATTTCATTTTTGGTTACGGAGTCCACAGAGTCAGATTCTATGATTTCATATACATTTCTTACTTTTTCCAACATAGCGATTTTAGAAGTATCAATAGTAGGTTCTGCTGGTTTTATGTCTGCAAGCTGCTTTTCCAGCATCTCTTTTTCTTCCTGAACCATGCGCTTATTTTCTTTATATTCATCAAGTGTATCTACTCCATTACGGTACGCTTCTCTGATGCGGTCAAATTTTTCCACATTCTTTCTTAACTGCTCCGTAATAATGACGTTTAGATCCACAGAAGTTTCCTGCACCGGTTCAACGTGCCTGTAGATGATGTTGCCAGTGTCCAGAACTTCTTTTATGGATGCAAGTACCGCCGGTTCCAGCTTCAAGGAGCTTACAGATGTCTTGGCAAGGCATTTTCCTTTTGAGTACCCATAGCATGTAAAATAGCAGTATGATTTTTGGTTATTTACTGTTTTGGCAATCATGGTTCTTCCGCATACAGGGCACTTCATAAGACCTGAAAGCCAATGTTTGTATGTAGAGGAAGGTCTGGTGCCGGATGGTTTGTATTCGCTTTTGTAACGGATCTGCGCTTTGTCAAATAATTCTTTAGATATAATAGCAGGTTGCTGACCATCAGAGACAATCCATTCTGATTCCGGTCGGATTTCGTTTGTTTCGCTTACGGTACGGTTCCATCGGATCATACCGCAGTAAGTTGGGTTCTGTAAGATGTATTCAATAGATCTGCGTTCAAACGGTTTGTTGTGAGATGTTTTAAACCCACACAAATTTAGATAGCGTGCTATGTCGAATATTCCGGTATGTTCATTTACATATTTATCAAATATGATTTTAATTATTTCAGCTTCTTCCGGCACAATAACAGGAGGTTTTCCGCGCTCTTGGATTTTATATCCAAGCGGAGGACGCGCCTGATAGCCGCCGCGTTTTGCCTTTTCTGTCATACCTCGTGTCACTTCGCCGGAAAGACGGACAGAATAGTACTCGTCCATCCATTCAATGATGCGCTCGATCAAAGAGCCGAACGGACCGTCTACAAGCGGCTCGGAAACGCTCAAGACTTCTACGTTGTGCTTCTTCTTTAAAAGAGATTTATAAACAATAGACTCTTCCTGATTTCTTGCAAATCGACTGAATTTCCACACGATGATACAATCTACAGGATGTTTGTCTGATTTGGCAAGAGCGATCATCTTTTGAAACTCCGGACGCTTGTCAGCTTTCCGACCGGAAATACCGAGCTCATAAAAGATTTGCAGGACAATCATATCGTTCTTTTTAGCAAAGTCTTTCAACAGTTTTGCCTGCGAATCAGGAGAGAGTTCTTCTTGGCCGGATGTGGATACCCTAACATAACCATAACAATATTTAGTTTTCATGACATCACCTCGGTTGATTCATTCTATTCCTGACAGAGCAGGAAAATGAGTATAAAAATAACAGCTATCAAGAAACAAATGTTCTGATTGCGATAGCTGACCGAAGATGATACAATATTTTTGAGTTGGGGTATCATTCTTCGGAATGTTACTTGAGCCGTTCCTGTTGGCGCAGGAGCGGTTCTTGACTTTTTAGGTACATTTGCTATAATGTACTTAACAAGACAGCCGATAGGTAGGTGCAAGCTACCCGATCCGGCGAATATAACTGTTTACAAAGTAAGCCGTCCTATCCGACCAAGATACAGGGCGGCTTACTTATGCTTCAAATTCAGAATTGCAACTACAAGCAGAGCAAATGTAAGTAAAATCTGCATTTCTTCATATGTACTCATAAGTATTTCCCCTTTCCACAAGACTGGATCGGGAACCAGCACGCCCCTCGGCTGTCTGGGTAAATACATTATTTAGTTGTTCCCCTGCCACTGTGGGGCAGGAGACGTTAGTTATTTCCGTCCTGGTGTTGGCGCACCGGGGCGGTTTTTTATTTACTTTGATGTTTCATTTTTTGGCTGATGCGATATTGCTCGGCATCAGCCACATCGATGAACTCTACTGTTTTGTCAAAATTCTTTTTAACAACCTCTTTTATTTCGTCTAATGTAACATTGAAGAACTCTCGTCTTGTATTAACCATGTTAAGCTTTCTATCCTCAAACGCTTTATGTAACGCAGCTTCGAGAGCTGGCGCATCATCAGAGAATATCATAGCATGTACATCAAAGTTGAATGGCACGGATGCGTCACCAAGTTCATCAACTCGGTCTTGTGGATCAAGACGGCGCGTCATACCTATTTTGTATACATTCTCGCCAAAAGCGCCGATGTTTGAAATTATATATACATATCCAGCGCGCTGGTTTGCTTCTCTGTAATCAATATCTTTCATAGCTTTATCTATATCCTGAAGCTGAGTTTCGAGTTCGGATTTCTTCTGAATTAAATCAGCGTCGTCAGGTGAGGATTCTAATTGTTTTAACAATTTTTCATAGGCCGTTTGATAGTGTGTCTGTTCTTTCTCTATTTTCTTTCGTTGAGCTTCGATTTCTTTTTGAAGTTTTGCAGCTTCCCGCATTTCGGCGCGAGCGGCTTTCTGAGCTTCCTTTTCTTCCTGTTTCTTTTGCTGGTACTCAAACGCTAGTTTCAGCTCTTCAATCTTCAAATTCAGATACGGGCGATTTATGGATATTCCCATTATTGTACCAAGTTTGGAAATGGTTTCCGCAGATTTATTTATCCGGTTTAAAGAAGCATCAAAGTTAGTATATTTTACTTTCCCGACAACTTCATCACATTCATTGTTAAACGCTCGTAATAATAATTTTTGTGTGTCGGAAACCATTTTCTTTCCTTTCGAAGCACTACCATTAACCTGCCATGAAGTAAAGCCAGATACAGCAGTTTTATTCTTTATCATCGCTTTTTGCTTTGCCCTTATTTCGGATAGCTTTTCTTTATACTCCAGTGCATTTGCGAAATCATAATGCGGTTTATATAGTCCGAATTCCTGAACCAATATCTCTTCATCCACGGAAACAAGTTCTGTTTTCCTGTCAGAGATATGTCTTTCAATGTCTTCAAGTTGTGCATTTTTGGAGATTATAGTGTTATCACAATCTGAAATTGTCTGGTTGCGTTGCTGGATAATAGAGTCTAAATCTCTGATTTTGTTTTGTAAAGCAAAAGCATTTTGCATTTCCGGGGTTAATAATGATTGTAAATCTTCATATTTTTGTTGCAGCGTCTCCAACTCAGATTTATACTGTTTTCCTTTAAATATATCTGTGAATCCCATAAGTTTCCCTTTCTTCTCTTGTATTTGTTCCGAGAAAACACCACATTAATTAAAATCTTTCAGCCGTAATTCTATTAGCTTCTTATTGTACCCGAATAGCCGTGAGAACTGTGTTGTAGAAAAATCTAAATGCTCCTCTATATCTGCATCGGAAAGCAATAGATTCATCGCAAATCGATCTGCCTCTATTTCGTACTTAGTAGTATTGAGTTGCGTCCGAGAGTCCATGAAGATTGCATTCGCTTTCTTGTGCAAGAACATGTGACCCAGCTCATGCCCACAAACAAACAGTTTCTCTTTGTCGGATAATGTTTCATCAATATAGATGATATTGTTACGCTGAAAGTACTGATAAAATCCTTTTACCCCGTGTAAGGGATAAAAGACAACTATTACATTGAAATGCTCGATTATCTCAAAGGGATTCCGTGATTTGTACTTTCTGACCAGAGAATCCACCAGCCGTTTAATATTCATAACATCAATCCTTTTTATACTTTTTCGGAGTGTATTTCTCCTTGTTCTTTTTCTTTGCCATCTCCATGCCGATTTGCATGGCTGACAGGATGGACTCGATCGCCTCCGGGGATGCCGGATCACCGTCAAACATGAGTCCATCCTGCTTGAGCAGTTGCTCGGTGTTGGCAAGAATCTCTTTTATGTCTTTTTCGTCTTTAGGTTTCAGTTTTGGCTCTTTTTCAGTTTCCTCCTTTCCTGTCATAAGGTAGTCGACAGTTACTCCAAAATACTCAGCAATCTTCTGAAGGGTAGGCACAGATGGAGTATTCCTTCCGTTCTTCCAATTACTTAACGCTGTTTGTGTCACCCCTGCTTCTTTAGCTACCTTGTATGCACTAATGCCGTATTTTTGTAAAAGTTGCTCAAATATTTCATACATTTTTTGTGTTCCTTTCACGAAAATAGCATACTTTCGTAAAAGTAAGTAAAAATGCTTGACTAATAACGAATGCTGATGTAGTATTTAGTTACGCAAACGAAAGTAAGCGTCTTACGAACTTACGATATGTGATGTACTTTCGAATAATGTTTAATTGGTTTTGCAATTGGAAGTATATCACATATTGAAAGTAAATTCAATAACGCTAATTAAGGAAGGTGGTGCAAAAGTGTACGAAAAATTTGCTGAATTATTGGATAAAACCAACAAAACAGCGTATCAGGTATCGAAAGATACAGGAATTGGTCAAAACATTTTTTCAAATTGGAAGGCGGGCAGGAGCAATCCAAAAGCTGACAAGTTAAAAATCCTCGCCGACTACTTCGGAGTATCTATTGAGTACTTCCTAGAGTAGTGTAACAGGAAAGGTGTTCGATAAACATGACTTTGAAGCAGAAGAGGAGGTGAAGGTAATAATGAGAATAAAAATAATTTTTCACATAACAAGGATGGACGATGTTAGTGATGTTTTGAAGAAAGCAGAAGAATTAAAGAAAGAGAACCCCCATACAGAAATTAGTATAGAGGTTCTAGT